ATTCATCTACTTGAGGAGTTTCCTCAACTTGTTCAACTGTTTCTTGGGTAGTTTCTTCAACTACTTGCTCTTCTTTTTCTTCCATAATATAATATAATAATAATTAATAAATTTTAACTAGGATCAAACGCACCTAAATCAAATCCTCCACTTAATATATCATTACCTGCGGATTCAAAGTTTTTAGGTGGTTTTCCACTATTTCTTTGTTCAATCATTTCAGATTGTTGTGTAGCTTGTATTTTTGTTCTTTCGTCTTTTCTATCTTCCTTTTGTTTTTCTCTTTCTTTTAATCCTTCTACTTCCATGCCCTTAAGCTGCATGTTATATTGAAACTCTAACGCCATTAATTCTTTTTTAAGTGTAACTTCTTGTTGCATTTTTTGAGTATCAATTTGAGCTTTTATTTGTTCTAACTGAGCTTGATTTTGTGTTATAGCTTGATTTTTTTGCATTTCAACTTGAGCAGCGGCTTGAGCAGCTTGTGTGTTAGATTGTGTTTGTGCTTGGATATTCTCCAGTTGTAACTGTCTATCTCTTTCTTGTTTCTTTTTTCTACGTATTTTAAGTAGTTGATTAGCTAATTTAATATTTTTAATTTCTCTTAAATCAATAGCGTCCTCAAGTTCTATGCTTTGCTGCTGTAAAGCCATTTGAATATTATTTTCCAATCTAGCTTTTTCTTCTTCATCTGGCTGTAGCTCTATAAATATTCCAAAGTCGTATAAATGAAGTTCAGACATTTCTTCTAAAGTAGCAACATTATGAGCGCCTATAGCTTGTATAAAAGCATCTGCAGTTGGAGAGTATTCTAGTATATCAGATATTCTAAGTGATAAGCATTCAGCTATTTCAGCTGTTATAAATAGTCCTGATTGTAATATGTGACGAGTTGCTGTGTTAGAATTAGCTGCTGCTAGTTTTTGCACTCCCACCAAAGCGTTTTTATCTGGCATACTACCATCCCTAGCTTCATTAAGACCGGTGACATCTCTTATCATTTGTAAGTAGTAATTATAATTACCAATAAGAGCTTGCATTTTATTCCCACCAGATCCAGATGTGATTTCTTGAATAGGTACTTTACCTGGATTCATATCACCTTCAGAAGTGAAAGACCTACCAATAACACTACCAGTTTGGAAGAACATGTTCAAAGCTTCTTGTGGGTTGTAATTAGTTCCATTACCTAAATCAACCTCTGCTAAACCATCAGCATCTAAATAAACACCATCCGGGACCATTCTTGATAATACTTGCTGTAGTTTTAAATGAGTTAATTGAATCATGTCAGCAAAACCAGTTATTCTTTTTACTAAAGATTCTATTTTACCATTATACATTCTAGGAGCACAAATAGCATAATTCATTTTTACTTTTGTAAAGTCACTCTTGGGACGCATCATATTCTTACTCATTTCCCACTTCAATAATTTTTCAGTACCTAAAATCATAGCGCCTTCATATAAACACTCTACTGATCTTAATAATCTAGAATAACCACCTTCCATATCATTAGGTGGGTTAAACGAATCGTCTTTAGGTATTACTTTGTCAGCTCCAGTTCCAGTCTCTTTTATTTTATACACTTCATTCATATAAGTTTTATAATTAAAATATAAAACTTGTATTTTATTATTGTCTTCTTTATCAGAACTATATCTATTATGATTACTATTTCTAGTAATAGATTTATTTTTCATTATATCCTCAAGTTGCTCAGCTGTTAAGTGAGGAAATTGTTTTGCTAATTCGTTTACTGGTATAGATTTAACCTCACCAACATAATATATGTCATCAAAATAAGGAGAGTCCGTGTAAGAATAAACAAGGTTAGCAGGATCAACATAATCTATAGTAACGCCTTCTGAGGTATTAAAACAAGTTTTTGCAGCACCGATACCTAGCACTGTTAAATCATAATAAAATCTTTTCTTAGTTAATTCATATTTGTTACCTTCAAATAAAACATTCAACGCTTGCTCTTCTGCTAACTCTACCGCTTGTTTATAATTAAGCTGCATGTGTATTCCTAACTCTTCTTCTGAACCAGGTAGCTCTTGCATATCGCTCTCTCGCATGTTAATACCAAATCTAGAATCAACTTCATTGTTGAACTCCTGCATTTGCATATCACTAAGTATACGCTCCATATATTGTGTTCTTTTTTCTACGCCGTTTGGTGATTGAGAAAAAGCTTTTACATCATATGTTCTTTCAGCTATACCGTTGACAACGATATCTACAAATTTAGGAATAATTGGAACCGGCGTCCAATCTAAATTTAAATAGGACAAGTCACCATTTATAGACAACTCATCCTTATATTTTTGTATAGATTGCTCGCCTCTCGCGTACAATCTTAAATTATGAAAATTATTATAATTATTCCTATATCTATTGTTGTTTCTATCATCGTTAAACCACTCGGTCTCTATAGCTTTCGCTACTTTTAAACCGTATTCATAACTTAGTTTTTCTGTATCACTAACGGTTTGACTAGGAAAATAACTTTTAATGCCAGACTCTGCCATATTTATTATTTGATTATTTTAGACGCACTTCCTTTATTTTCATATTTAGAAATACGTATGTTTAATTTAGGTTTTTCTATTTTCGCGTTTGGAGCATATAAATGTCTATTGTTAGCCATTATCGCTAAACCACTACTTATAGTTGCGTCGAACTTTGTTCTTTTATTTATATCAAATCTACTCCAATCGTTCAACAAAGTGTTAAAATATAAATCTCCAAACGTTCCATCTTGCTTCATGCCAACGTGATCTTGAATATACATTTCAATAGCTGCAGCATGTGCTTGTTTTATATCTTCACTTGAATTAGGGATACCACCAACTTCTTTTTCTGCTACAGATAATTTATTCCAAATTTTATCTGGCCTATTCATACTAAATCCTCTATAACCCCTTCTTCTAAGATAATAAAGCAACCTTGGTTTATTATTCTCTGCAAGTATTGGCATTCCATAAAATACTAATGCCATTAACACATCTTCGAAAAATATTTCAGCCGTAGGTGGTCTTGATAAGTATTCTAAAAAGAAACTATTCGCAGGAGCGTCCTCCATACTAAA